TGTATATGGTGTCACTTGTAATATGAATACTTTAATGCCTCTTGTTCTGGCAGGTTCTTTGCTTAACCCTGAGTATGTTACATGCCATCTGTGGAAGTATGTAAAAAATGACGATGAGCTTGTGTGTTTATACTCAGGAAAGAACGGCACTCTCGGTTATCACTACCCAACTTTCAGTTTTCGTGAGTGTCCTAAGCAGTTTGAATGCCTTTACCAACCCAACGCTAAAGATAAAGTGAGTTTAAAGGACATCTTGAAAGGATTGTCTGATGGATTTTAACCTAGGAGGTTTGACTATGACTATGGAAAAGGTTTTGCACTGGAAGATTTTACCACGTTGCATGATGTTGGTAATGACCATCATGTATATCCGCTCTATTGAGTGGGCGTTATCAATGCCTGACTTATCTATGTCACAGGCTGGTTTAATTTCTGTAGTTACAGGAGCAATGACGGGGGCGTTTGCCGTATGGCTTTCGCATGAGAAATGATTCTCGGTAGTTTAATAGGTAGCCTTACGGGCCTAGCCACAAGTGTCATTGATGGGAAGACTGCTGTAAAAAAAGCAGAGGCCCAGACGAAAATGAAGATCGCTACTGGTGAGCTTGATTGGGATTTGGAGGCAATGAAAGCCACACAAAATTCGTGGAAGGACGAATGGATTACTCTGTTGTTTAGCATCCCTCTTATCTTGGCGTTCTGTGGTGATTGGGGCAATGACATTGTAGCTCGTGGCTTTGAATCATTGGAGGTTATGCCTCAGTGGTATCAGATTGCATTAGGTGGGATTGTATCTGCAAGCATAGGGATGCGATCTGTTGGTAAGTTCTTTGGAAAAAAATAAGGGAATCTTATATGGAATATAAACTAGGTAAGCGAAGCGTTAAGAAGTTAGGCACTGTAGATGAGCGCCTTCAACGTGTTGTTCGTGGTGCTATTAAAGTTACTGATCAAGACTTCTCTGTAATCTGTGGCATTAGAACCAAGGCCGAGCAGACCAAGCTCGTTGCTTCTGGCGCATCACAAACTATGAAGAGCAAACACCTTGATGGTTTGGCTGTTGATTTGATGGCGTACAGTGGCGGCGGTAGATGGGAGCTTAATTTATATGATGAGATAGCAGATGCAATGAAGGCAAGCGCCAAGTCTGAAGGTGTTCAGCTTAGATGGGGTGCGGCTTGGCACATTAATTCTATTGGTGAGTGGCCTCAATCTTCTGAGGAAGCAATGAATGCTTACATAGATTTGCGTAGATCACAGGGACGCAGACCATTCATAGATGCACCACACTTTGAATTGATTGTATAAAAAAGGCGGCATCAGGAGCATGGAGAACTCTGACGCCGCCAGTTGGGCAGGTATACTTCACAGGGAGAACAAGTGAATAGACTCGTTTTATCACATGTCCTCTAGTGTGGCAACACTGCCCTTATATTTGTGACCACCAATCATCAGGTATAGGCGGCTCTTCTTTGTGGTCCTCTGGCTCTAGCTTGTAAGCATACAAACCATTGCCATCGTATCGTCTTGAGACAGTACGGAAACCAAACTTCTTTTTTCTTAGGTCTCTCAATGCAGCACTAGCACTTGCCTCTGGTGCGTTGGTTGCATTGCTTAACTCAGAGAGTGTGACCCAATTGTTATCCTCCATGTATTGTTTTATTTTTTGTAACTGTGACATGAGCCTGTTGAAATCACGCTCATGCACATAGTCATCACCATCAAAGTGAGGTTCAATATCCATTAGAACAGGGGTATTTCATCTTCTAATTGTAAAGGCGGTACTGTTGGTGGTTCATCTAAAGATTTCTGTTGGCTCTCAGATACCTGCAAAGACATATACTTATTGTCCCCTTTAACTCGCTTCCATCCTGCCATCTTAAGGCTGGTATTATCTAATGGGCCTGAGTAATCAGGGGCCTTTTCATTGCCCTTCTTCTCGTTAGTAAACATAACGCCCAACTTTTTATATACCTCTACAATTTGCAAGCCAGCTTTGGTTTGATCAGCAACAAGAACAATCTTATTATCATTACCATCTATGTTTAGCTTACCTTGTAGTATCAAGCGCTGAGTATCAAATGGTTTGAATGCTGCGCCTGAGTTGGTGTTGTCATATTCTGCCATGCTTTTGGCTCCTGTATTACCAGCTACTGCTGGCGGTTTTGCTGCCGCTATCAGCAGCGTACTTATTGCCATCCATCTTCCCAAGGAAGACATCGGCATTGAACCCTAAGTGTGATAGGGCTTTGGTTAGGCCATCAGTGATAGCCATCTTCGGTGCATCCTCGGCAAGCCTGCCCTTGGTTGCATCAAAGAACTTACGGCACCCACTGAAGGGGCCGAAAGCATTTATCAATTCACCGTGCCATATCTGTACGTCTGCAATTACAGCAGTGTCGCCATTGGATAGGTTAATGAATCGTGTGTTGTTAATCCAGCCCCAGCCCTCACCGACAGGGCCGAACTGTTCTGTAGCGCACCGCACCTGATACATAGGATCAATGGCAGTAAAGCTGCGCGATCCAAAGCTAACTTGCTTGAGGAACTTAGGGTCTGATGTTTCTACCTTGTTCCATAAATCTAGGTTACTCATGTGTTCTCCTTTCTGGTTGCAATCCTTAATGCACCGCGCTTGTCTCTGCGTATAGTTAATAGATCGCAGTAAACCTCACGCTCATTATCACCCACCATTTCCTTTAGGCTCTTCTTCGCGGTATCAAATGACTTGGCGTATAGCTCATTGCATATGTAATCATAAGCTACAGACTTGAACTGATTGTCATGGTTAGCATCACGCTTAATCATATCATCAACAGGTATCTTATCTGTCTTGATAGCGTTTGGCTGATCATAACCTAATGGTTCTGTATTGGTATCAACGTAAGACCAGAACTGTCTGACCGCAGTCATCATAAGATTAAAGTATGACTCACTCCATGCAACGTGCGAGCATTCCCACTTGTTGTTGCCAAAGAATGCAGAGAGATAGCAACCATCCTTCTTGGCCAATGCCATATAGCACTGTAGCTGGGGCATGTAGTAATCAATCAGCTTTTCCATAGTGTTGTATGAATTGGTGTGCTTGCACTCAACAATAGAGTTGCGGCACATGCCATCAATCATACCCTTCATGGGTACTTTATCTATGGTGCGCTCGTACTCATACTGATTGCCATGCACTAGGTAATCATTACCATCTTGTGTTGGCATGTTTTCCTCAAACCATTGGATGTTAAATGATTCTGTGTAGCTACCCATGCGTACAGCTAGGTTGCTTGATAAGTCCTCGCCCTGTGTTCTGCCTGTCTTGATCTCCCATAAGGGATACCAATCACCCTGCATAATTTTTACACAGTCAGACCCGCCTATAAATCCTGTTCTCTTCATGTGATTCTCCATTCTCCATGATTTATTTATGCTGCATGCGCGCAGCAGTGTCAACAGCTATCCCTAATAGCTCATTAAGAACAATGATCTGCTCGCTGCGCCATTGGGATATACTGGAATCTTGCTTTCTTCCACCGTCCCGATCTAGCTGCACTTCCGTCAGCTTCTGTAACCGAATTAGTCTCTTCTCTAAAACCATAACCTTCTTTAAAGTTGTGATGTTTAGTCGTAAGTTCTTCAATTGTTTTGTTGGCGTAAACATCGCCGTACTCCTCTCTTAATCTCGTCTCGTAAACAAACCTGTACTCATCAAGGTCATCTTCTGTGACCTGTGTTGTATGTACTAAGCCTTGGGATAGTCTGCCATATAGGTAATCAACAGCCACATTCTCTTTGGCCGCAACCTTCTGGGCTACTACAGCAAGGGGATTAAAGTCCCACTTGTCTGTGTCCTTGTCTGCAATAGCGCGGGTAGTCTCATCGCCAGCAGCCTTGGCTGCATTAACAAAGACCTTAACGGGAGGCCAGTTGCGCGTGCCATGAGTGGATCGCACCTGTCTATCAGTGCGCTCTAAGAACAGATCAACCAATCCATTATTAACTTGTGAAGGCATGACTCCGTTAATGTCTTGAACAATGAACTTCATTTCTTGTAGCAGTGTCTCGTTAGTCATACCCACTGGTGGTGTGTATCTTTTAAGTACACCTTGCAGCCACTTACCTATGGTTTGTGTGCGTGTACTGTAATCAAGCTGAGTCATTACGTTTGTCCTCTAAGCTAAACACATTGGTATCCCAGCCCTGATTAAGAATGTCATCAAGGCGTGAGTCATTGTTGCTATCGTAGTGTGATAGATCATCCTCCCATCGCTCTGCTCTGAGCCATGTGGATGGATGAGGAATGAATCTCATCTCTGTATTCTCGCTGATTATTTGAAACTTCTTAGTAGCTTCAATAATTACTGAAGCATCTTCTATCTTACAGGCATTGATGAATGCTATCCGCGCTACACCTTTACCCATTTTACGTGGGTAAGAATGCCAGAATAATTTAAAATCTTCTGAGTCAGGAAGCCTTGGTTTCCTTGCCATACTTGTTCTCCTTTGCTATGAATTAGAGGGGGGTAGTTTTTATTAGCTGAGTCAACTACTAAGAAGAATACATGTGTATTCGTGCTACTCCCCACGATTCTTTATTTAATACGCCAGATTCTAAAGCCTGAATCATTTTGTCTGGCTGTAATTCCTAT